AGGGCATGGATAAGCTCAAAAAAGACCTAGAAAGGCTTGGTAAAGTGCCACAAAAGCACGTAACCACCGCCGCAAGAAAAGGTATGAATCCCGTGCTGAAAGAAGCTAAAGCAAACGCACCTTACGATACCGGAAGCCTCAAAAAAGGAATGATACTTAAGGGCGAAAAGTCAAGACACAAGGGTAAAAAAGTATATGATGTTATTTTTGATCCATCCATGAATGATGTTTTTCAAAAGAAGAATGCAGATGGTGAAGTAACAGGATATTATCCGGCATCACAAGAATACGGTTTCTTCACACGAAACGGCAGATACATCCCGGGGTTTAGATTTATACATGATAGTCTTGCGAGTAATGCACAGCGGTCTGGAAAGATCATGGTCGATACAATGCAAAAGAAGATCGATGAAGAAATCAGAAAGGTAGGGTTGAAGTAATGGAAAAAGCACTAAGGTATGAACTTGAAAGCCGAATACCGGAACTTGTTGGGAATATCTACCCTACAAACGCGCCAGAAACCGCAACGAGACCCTATCTGGTTTATGCAAGGATTTCTACTAAGCAAAGCAAAACACTCGAAGGATACACGAATAAGCAGGCATTAAGTTATATGTTTTCGTGCATGGCAGTTAAATACGGAGATATGAAATCCTTGACCACAAAGATTGAGGAGTTTTTAAAGTCTATTCCGCGTACAACCATAGGAGAAGAAAACATCTACATAGAAGACATGGAACTTAATAACATAAGTGAAACATGGGAACCAGAGTTAGGGGTCAATAGAGGAATCATTGACTTCACAATTCATTTTTAGAAAGCGAGGGCGAATATGTCAGACGCAGTAAGAGCATTAGGAACCACAATATCAAAAGGAACAACGACACCCGTATTAATCGGCGGGCTAACATCTATCGGTGGTATCGAAATTACATCAGAAACCATGGATGTTACAACCTTAGATTCTACCGGTGGATACAGAGAGTTTATCGGAACATTTAAAGACGGTGGAGAAGTACCGCTGGAGGGATATTTTTATGTAGGCGATACGGGGCAAACCGCAATGCAAACCTCTATGGATGCAGGGCTTGCAGAAGATTACGCCATCACACTTCCGACAACCCCGGCGTGGGCTTGGAAGTTTAAAGGTGTTGTCACTAGCTTCAAAGTTGGTGACGCAGATCTCGAAGGCGCGATTATGTTTGGTGCCACAATCAAAGTATCTGGCAAGCCTGTACTGGCAGCTGAGGCGTAATAATTAAGGGATGGGCTAATGGCTCATCCCATTTTTTTAAGGAGGATTAATATGTTATACCCTATAAATTTAGACAAAGAAAGAAATTTAAAATTCGGGATGAGAGCCCTTGACCAAGCAGAAAAAAGAACAGGCATTCCGGTTATGGCAATGGATATAAACGACCTCACCATGAACCAGATTGCTACATTGGTATGGTGCGGGCTTACCCATGAAGATAAAAATTTAACGGTCGGCAACGTTATGGATTTAATAGATGACTATTCTAATTTGGCAAGCGTACTTGCTGTAGTTGGCCCTGCTATTAACGAAGCAATAGCCGGAAAAGCCGTAGCAGAAGAAGCGCCAGATAGGGCGGTAGACGAAGAAAAAAACTAATTGAAGGTAGTGAGCCGGTGCCGTTTGATATATATAAGCAAATGGAGCTTGCTACCTCAATAGGCATATCGATAACAGAGTTTTGGGAAATCACACCATATGAGTTGTCTGTAGCCGTAAAAGGATTTGGACAACAAAAGCAAAGAGAAGCAGAGGAATACAAGGCTAAATTTAAAAACGATAGAAATCTGGCTTTTTATCAGGCGTTCCTGATAAGCCGCTGGGTTTGGCAAAAGAAGGTCAATATAGACGAATTATTAAAAGACAAGCCAGAAAAGAAAAAGGTCATGACAAATGAGGAAATGCTTGCACAAGTAAAGATGCTTAATCTTATGTTTGGGGGTGAGGTAATAGATGGCACAGAAAAGTAATTTTATAGTCCGCGGTGGTCTTGATATGAGTTCATTCACCAAAGGGCTGCAGCAGACACAGAAACAGCTATCCGGGTTTCAAAAGACCGTTAGCGGTTCGATGAAGCTCGTCAAGGCCGCAATCGGGACTATAGCAATCGGGAGCCTAGTCAAAGATAGCCTTGCGGCAGCAAGCTCGATGGAAAGTGCAATGATGGGGCTTACATCAATTGTACAAGGGCAAGGTAGGGACATTAACCAAGCTAAAGGTTTCCTGAATGATTATGTAAAAGATGGACTTATCCCTCTTACAGATGCTGTTACAGCCTATAAAAACCTTGTAGCCAGAGGCTACAATGACGAGCAGATAAAAAATACTCTCAACAGATTAAAAGATGCTGCGGCATTCGGAAGGCAATCCTCTTATTCCTTGGGGGAGGCGGTCAAGAGTGCAACCGAAGGTTTAAAGAATGAAAACTCAATCCTTGTCGACAATGCAGGTGTAACAAAAAATGTTGCAAAGATGTGGGATGATTACGCTAAGTCCGTCGGTAAAAGTCGCAACGATCTCACTCAACAAGAGAAAATTCAAGCCGAAGTCAACGGTATTATGCAAGAGACACAATGGCAAGTCGGTGACGCTGCAAAATATACGAATACATATCAAGGAAGATTGTCTGCATTAAATAAGACGCTTACCGACATTAAGGTTAATCTTGGAAACGCATTTATGCCTATTGCCAATGTAGTCATTCCGATACTTCAGGGCCTCGGAAATAAACTATCTAGTATCACAAGCTCCATAGCGTCATTTTCGCAAGCTTTATTTGGCAAGGCTATTGTTGCATCAACCAAGAACACAACCGATACCACAGAGGCTATAGAACAAGCAGGAGACGCAGCAGAAAAAGCCGGGAAGAAAGCAAGTAAAGCAATAGCCCCATTCGACGAATTAATCAAAATCGGATCAGGAGAAAGCGGATCAAGCATAGGCGCTGGCTCAACAACCACTACAACAGAAACTTCAACCGAAACTGATAACGCCGCAGAAAGCACGAATAATTTTGCGGCGGCGGGAGAAAAATTAAAGACTGCTTTGCAGCCTACAATAGATGCACTGAAAAATTTATGGGAAGCTGTAGTGCCTTTTGCACAGTCGATCGGCAAGGGTTTCCTTGATTTTGTTTGGCAACTCAAAGATATAGGCGCAGAAGCACTGAATGGCTGGATACCAGGTGGTATTAATGCAATTGCAAGCGGAATAAGCAAAATAGATCCCAGACTGTCTGAAAGCATAGGTAGTGGATTAGGCAAGATTGCTTTAGCATTCGGGGGATTCAAAATAATAACCGGACTTGGTGAATGGTTTGCTGGAGTAGGCAAAGGCCTAGTAGCGTTCGGCGGAGGCCTCCAAAGTGTCATTGCGCTAAATCCTATGATGTTCGTTGCTTTGTTTTATGACGAATTGGACGCGATACAAAAAGCCATATATGACGCATTGCCAAAATGGGTTAGAGATATATGGGAAGGATTATGGGGTGCGGTTCTCCAACTACTCAAAGATGTATTTAATTTCGAGCAGACCCTAGCGTTATCAGATGAAGTGTTGAAACATTTCCAGACGGCATTTAGCGGTAAAAATCAATCATGGCTAGATATTGGAAAGAACATCTTACTTGGTATTTTGAAGGGGTTGCTTCTACCGTTTAGCTTAATTTTGGAGCCGGTCAACAACTTCTTTAAATCATTGATAAAAGCTGTGTGTGATGTATTTGGCATCAAATCACCAGCAAAGAATATGAAGCCGTACGGAAAATATATCATGCTGGGTATGATTGATGGTTTTAAACAAGGATGGGACGATTCGTGGAAATCTCTTAAAACGTGGCTGTCGTCTATTCCGTCAAAGATTGCAGATGCAGTTGGCGATATGTTTGCCTTAGGCAAAAACCTTATCAATAATTTGGTTTCTGGTTTGAAATCAGTAATAATCCCAGAGATCAAAGTTCCGGTATACACGGGCGGCACATCAGACTCAGGAAGAACACATTCTTCCGGAGTGAAACAGTTTGCAAACGGCGGCTTTCCTGAGACCGGAAGACTGTTTATCTCTGACGAAGCAGGTCCAGAGTTAGTAGGTAGAATTGGTAATCGTACGGCAGTGGCAAATCAAGATCAGATAGTAGAAGCATTAGCATCCGGTATATACGCTCCGGTATTTAATGCGGTGGCAGCGGCTATGAGCAGGTATTCCGGTGGATCCGTAATAAACATTGACGGTGAAGAATTTACAAGAGCAACGAACAACGGAAGCTCCAGACACAACCGCAGACAAAGTATGACGCTCGAGTACGTATAGGAGGTAGTACATGATAAAAGAAATCAATAGCGTTCCGATTAAATGTCCGTCCTCCTGTACATGGGAGCTATCTGATATATCGAGTGACGATAGCGGAAGAACCACAGACGGAAAGATGCATATAGATCGCATAGCACAAAAGCGAACGCTTAACGCAGTGTGGAACGGACTAACCAATACGGAGGCGGCGACCCTTTTACAAGCGGTCAATGCTTCCGTTTTTATGTCGGTAAAATACGATGATGCTATGAGTGGAAACACAGAAACCAGAACATTTTATGTCGGTTCAAAGTCGGCTCCGGTGTATATGTGGAACTCTGGAAACAAGATTTTTACTTCGATATCTTTTAACTTTATAGAACAGTAGGTGAATTATGATAAACACATCGAATGAATATAAAGAATGTATCCAAGAAGCAAGAGAGTTCATTTACGGAGTAGAAATCACACTTGCGGATGATACGGTTTTGAGTGTGGACGATGCACATATGCGGTCAATGAAAATAAACGATATCACCTCACAAAATGGCTCGTTTACATTCGGGGCATTGATTAATGAGCTAACCATTACAATAAATAACTTTGATGATGAATTTTCAAATTATGACTTCGAGGGAGCGATTCTAAGACCGACCATAGGATTGCAACTATCCGCCACGATTGAAACCTTTCAAAAGGGTGTATTTATAGCTGATGAGTATAAAATAATGGACTCTGTGTTAACGATAGTTGCCCTAGATAAAATGGCTATGTTTGATACCCCGTTTTCGAGCGTGGTGCAGGTTTTTCCTTGCACGGCGGTTACACTGCTAAATACCGTATGTATAAACTGCGGAGCGACATTGGCAACAAGCACATTCCGAAACGATGATTATATCATACAGAACAGGCCAGATGACGAAGCGATCACTTGCAGAGAAATAGTTGCTTGGGTTGCGCAAATTGCAGGATGTTTTGCAAGATTTAATAAGCAAGGTGCATTAGAGCTGAAACGGTATGACTTCGAGATATTCGAGCAAACCAATCTTGACGGCGGATATTTTGACAATGAAACTCCATATCAAAGTGGTGATAGCGTAGACGGCGGAAACCTCTTGGACTATTCAAGCGGAGACAACATTGATGGCGGAACATTCGCTGACGCGAACAGATACCATCACATCTACGCACTTGGTTCATCGACATTTGCAATGGATAATGTTGTTATCACCGGGGTGCAAGTCACAGATACCGCAGAAACCCAGTCGACTGTGTTATTTGGGTCGGAAGGGTATGTGATATCCATCGAAAATAACAAGCTAATACAGAGTCAAACAGACGCCCAAATGGTATCAAACTCAGTGGGTGCCTCCATTGTTGGAATGAGATTTAGGCCATGCTCATTATCAGCTGTGAGTGACCCGTCAAGAGAAGCTGGGGATGTTGCTTACGTTACTGACCGTAGGCAAAACACATATCAAGTGCTATTAACAAACGTCACATATGAAACAGGTAAGCACGATAAAATTTCATGCGATGCAGAAACCCCGTTGCGGAAAAACTCAACGAGATATGCCGCATCTACCAAGACGATTGTCGAAGCCAGGAAAATAACTGAACAGAAACTGACCGCTTATGATTTAATGGTACAGCAGCTTAACAATCTTATCAGCCATTCGTTCGGGTTTTATTCTTCAGAAGAAGTGCTTCCGGATGGCTCAAAGATTTACTACAAGCATGATAAACCAACAAGAGCTGAGTCAATGAAAATCTGGAAAGAAACCATAGATGCTTTTGCGGTTAGTACAGATGGCGGAGTAACTTATACGGCAGGTTTTGATGTTAATGGAAACGCGGTATTTAATGTGATAGCCGCTATCGGTATAGAATTAGACTGGGTACGAGCTGGGAAACTGCTTTCTAATGATGGATCAACTCTCATTGATATGGCTTATGGTGTTGCCAACTCCGATAATTTTAGTTTTATTGATAACATACAGAATGGCTTTCCACTGACAATGCCATTTAATATAGATGATAGCGTTTCGAAGATTAACAGGGTGTTGTTGAAATTTACTCAACAGAATTTTAGAACGTATTCAACCGCGGCAAGTAGTGGCGGAAATTCAAGCACAACCAGTTCGGGCGGAGGAGGCACAACTACATCCAGTGGATTAGGTGGCTATTTAAATTCCATTTCATCTCCCGTAACAATATCCGGAAACACAGATGGTGCAGTGGCATCTGAAACACTGCCACATAGTCACACGGTAGGACTTGGCTCACATACACATTCAATCACACTAGATAGCCATGTCCACGACGTTAGCATCCCGGCGCACACTCATGGAGTCAACATACCAAGCCATACCCACGAATTGAATTTTGGCATTCAAGAGCAAGCAATTAGCAACAACGAAATTACAATTTATGTCGACGGAACACTTCGAGCAACCACGAGTGAATTGCAAGGCATAATCGATTTGACAGCATTCATCTCGACCCCGGGTTGGCACGCTATTGAAATTCGAAGCACGACATTGAAACGCATATCAGCACAAATAAATATTAAGTCATATATAAGGAGTTGATACCATGGCAATTATAGTCAGAAAAGGAACTGTTGATAAATTTGATAAAAATAAATTGTTACCCGGAGAATTGGCAGTTGTAATAAATGGGGGCACATATGGTAATGGTGCAATGTATTTTTGTGCGTCGGCTGGTAATGTCAAGGAGATTGCAACGAGAGAAGATTTGCAATCAGTTTTAGATGCATCTGAAACATCATATGCTGCATTGCAGCAGTTGATTGCGGACTTAGAGAATAATCCAAGTGAGCTGACGAACATTTTAGCCAATATATCTAACTTATCCGCTCGTATGCAATCCGTTGAAGATAAGACATTAGAAGTTGGGAGCGTTTATCCGACAGTGCCTCATGCAAATCAAATATTTTACAAAATATTATAAATTATTACATGGGAATTATTGCATAATCTGCTGTGCTGAATTATAATTACCATCAAGGGGTGATTATATGAAGAAAATAGTATTTATTGCAATGATATTCCTCGTGATTGTTTTGACAGGAGGAAATATAATAATGGCTAATTACATTATACAAATGGGTCAAAGAAATGCAGAAAATACGGAATGGGACAATCATTATCCTATAACTAAGGCTGAAAACGTATTAATGGATAACGGTAAAACGCTCGATTTGCAATTGGAAGCAAATGCGAAACTGCTACCCATCGACATAACCCAATACGGTGCCGTGGGTGATGGAGTTGCAGATTGCATAGATGCATTTAATGACATTGTACAGTCTAGCGAGGCAGATGTTACAACCAAAGTAGCTAATCCTAATTTTGTAGATGGAAATAGCGACGGGGTTGCAGATAATTGGACACCTTACACGGGCACAGACATAACCGGAGCGTTATCTATCGGTAATGGTCAAACCGTATCAGTAACAGCATCTACCGCAATAGGTGGGAAAGGCGTATATCAGGATATACCTGTTAGTGCAGGGGAGGTTTTTGGGTTCGCTACAAGTTATAAATCTTCGGTTGATAGCGGTTCTTTTTCTCCGGCGATATCTGTCCATGCCGTAAATAATGTCGGCAGCATTGTTAGTATATTAGATTCCATATATCTAATGAATTCAGCAATCGACACAACTTACGAATCTGATTTTTATACCATACCATCTGGAGCTACTAAATTAAGACTGTATTTTATGGCATATGCGAATGCAGTTGGTGATAAAGGAACGGCAACATTCAAGGGTGTTTCTTTAATTAAGAAAGGCGTATTGCTAAAACCAATTAAGTTTCCACAGAATACAACCAATAACGCAATATATTATTTTTCATCGGTTCCATCCTTGGATAATCTCTTGATAGACAGCGATGATGGTGTTGTATTATCATTTCCTTCTACCAATGGTGTCAGCTTTAAACACGTAAAGTTTCTTAATGATATCAATATAATATCAAGAGATAGAAGCAATACAGGAAAACAATACAGAAGTGATATATCAGATCTTGCTTACAATACTTTAACTGATAATGATATCGATATCGGAGTAAAGAAGCTTTCTTTACTCGCAGATGCAAATGTGCAAAAGAAATTATATATTGCAAACGCCGGGGCTACAACCACCGCAACGCTCGCGTATGATAGTACAAACAAAATGTATTATATGGCTAACTCAGGAGATATCGCCCATAACACATCACAAATCGTTACTACAGAATTTGACTATCTTGTAGGGAATTCATATGATTGCGATTTCGAATTTACCGTACCAGAAACCTCCGAAAATGTTTGCGTAGGCGTCACGTTTTCAGATGGAACAAACGCAAACTGGGGAATTGTCGGAATTAGACCGGATGGCACAGGAATAGGTGTTGGTAATATAAGCAGTTCAGTTATTCTATTAAGCGTGAGAAATTACAAATCGCTGCTGACCGATGCTTATAAATTAAAATATGGGGTAATATTCACAATCAGACCTATCACCAACCGTAAATTTGACATTTACCTTAACGGTTTTTATCTGCAGACATTTACCACTGCGTTTGATTATACCAAGATAGGCTTTGGAATGATATGTGTGAATCAGACGGGACAGGGCTTACAAAATGTCAAGTGGGGCAGAATAGTAACTGGATTATGTAAAAAACACAATTACGGAAATACACTAAATATTGTTGCCTTTGGTGACAGTATTATGTTTGGTGAAGGTAGTATCAGTTTGGTTGAACATATACCTAGGTTTTTAACTGGACAAAAAGGAATTACTAAGGTTAACGTAACTAATTATTCATCAAGTGGCAATAGGTCAGATAATCAACTTTCAGTGATGCAATCAGTTAATTTGAGCGGGTTCGATATGGTATTGATACTCATAGGCACTAATGATATACAAAGCGATATTCCGCTAACTACATTCAAGACAAATATACAGTCTATGATTACATTGGCAAAAGAACTGGATCGAAAAGTTGTTATAGGTATTCCTCCGATGTGGATATCACAGACCTTAACTGGTGTCGGGGCTGTCACTGCAAATTATGATAAAGGGTCTGCTTATCGTAGTACGATAATGCAATTAGCAGCCACCAATGAAATTTACATAGCGGATACAATGAGTGAGATTGGGAGAATTGGTGTTGATAATGTCTTGAATACTGAAAGAGATAATTTACACCCAAATGGATTCGGTCAAGTGTTAATCGCTAGATGTTTCGCGAGAAGTATATTAGAAGCGGTTACATCTGACGTACCTTAATAATAACAAACAGTAAAGCAGCTGAACACAAATTAACAGAGCCTTAGGTTAATGCCCTTAGGCTCTTTTTATTATGCAAGGAAAGGATGGTATATCATGAAATATACGTTATTTACAGTTATAGGAGTTATTGGAAGTTTTGTAGCAAATTTATTCGGGGGGTGGGACATGGCATTGCAAACATTAATCATGTTCATGGCGGTTGATTATATTACAGGGTTGATGGTTGCCGGTGTGTTCAAAAAATCTCCAAAGACAGCCAACGGAGCCCTCGAGAGTAAAGCTGGTTGGAAAGGCTTGTGCCGAAAAGGGATGACATTATTGATTGTTTTAGTGGCAGCGCAGATCGATAATATGACCGGTGCAAATATCATAAGAAATGCAGTTATAATCGGATATGTATCAAATGAAGCTTTATCGATATTGGAGAACGCTGGACTTATGGGGCTGCCTATACCAGAAAAGCTTAAAAATGCCATATCGGTACTAAAGGGCAAAGGTGATCCGGAATGATTAAAATAGGACACGCCTCCATTGACGAGAGAGGAAAGATATCCGGGGGCAGAGACGGAGATCAAACCACGAAAGAAATTTGCATCCGGTCCTGGTATAGTAAGCCTTGGAATGTATACCTTGAATGTACAGACCGGTCCATTGCAAATAAAGCGGCAAAGTTCATGGAGCAGATATGTAATGACTCTTCCTTTGGCTATGACCAGATTGAGAGATGGACCGGATATGCATCTATTAAAAAGAATAAAAATAAAGTAGCTGGAGCCGCCGGAGAATTTGATTGTTCCAGCTTAATTATTGCCTGCTACATACTGGCTGGACTTAAGATGCCGGCAGATGGCTACACAGGAAACCTTAAAGCTAAGCTATTGGCCACTGGTAAGTTTAAGGCTTATACAGACCCGTCCCATCTCACATCGGATAAGCACGCAAAGCGAGGCGGAATTTATCTTAAAGA